GTGATATGTGGGAGCGGATTGAGTGAGCTATCTCCTCACGGAGGCAGATAAGGTCAATCTCTGGGATGCAATGCAAGCGTGGAAGGTAGGATCATGGGCCTCTATGACTATCCAGACTGGCGGGACGCCGAAGAAGAGCAAGCGTACATCGACCAAGAGGACTTTGACTGCTGGTATCTCGACTGGCTTAGCTGGCAGTGGGAGTGCGGGTACGAAGATTCGGTTGACGAGCAAGCGCAGCGCCCCGCGTAGCGGCTAATCCACCCACAATAAGTCTTGAACCCTGTTAACTCAGCAACCTGTCATCCACATACACGTTCTCCCAAGCCATCCTAGCTAAGGAGACTACCCAGATGACTGACACTAACAAGACTCCCGACAAAGCCGAGAGGCGCATCAACGACCTCCAATCGGACGATCCCAAGAAGGTCGAGCGCGCCCGAGCCCAGAGCGAAGACGAGCAGAACAAGACCAAGCGCAAGGCTGAGGGTAAGCAGGCTCAGTGGACCAGCCCCGAGGAGGTTTCTTTGTCTGGGCACGAGGTCTACCCCGAGCAAAAAGTTACCCCTGACAAGCCTGACCCTTCGACAGACCCGCAGGTTCAGGCCATGATTAAGGCCCGAGAGCAGAAGAAGTAAGCAGGCATCAAACTTTGACATCTGACAGCCCGCTTGCGCTTAACCCCGCAGGCGGGTATTGTTCATCCATCGCGCAGTGATGCGCCTCAATCCGTCACACGGAGTCCCGGATGAGTACTCAGAACCTAGCTACCCGAACAGTACCTACATCAGAGTTCATCCCGATCACGCCGGATGGAGGTAATGCCGCCGCCTCTGTCTATCCATACGGGGCTGTGGCTCTAAGCGCAGGCTCGGCTAACGTAGCTAATGCCTCTGGCGTGGCTACCCTGACCGGCACGGCAACGACTACGGTCTATATCAGTGGCTTCCAGGTGACTGGCGCGGGCGCAACTGCTGGTTCTGCGGCTACCGTTACCGTGGCTGGTCTGCTGGGCGGGACTCGTAGTTTTACCTACGCCTTCGCTACCGGAGCGGTAATTGCCAATACCCCGTTGAACGTAAGGTTCTCTCCTCCTCTCCCGGCATCTGCCGTTAACACTGCTATCGTTGTAACATGCCCTGCATCTGGTACTGGCGGCACGAACAACACTGTTAACGCTCAGGGCTTCTACCTCTAGGCAGTAACAAATAGTAACCACCTTTATCTCTAGGAACTTAGTCGAGTAAAATGGGTAGGCCCAAAAGCGAGAAGACATTCGCCAACATGCTGCGTGTCGCCATCAAAGAAGCGCACGAAGACGGCAACGATAAACTGCGTGCCGTGGCTGATGCTCTCGTCTCCAAAGCCATGACTGGCGACGTTCCAGCCATCAAGGAAATCGCTGATCGGTTGGATGGCAAGGTGCCACAGGCATTGATTGGCGACGACGATGAAGACCCGATCCGCTTTGCCCGCATTGCTCTAGTGCCGCTTGCCGCCAAAGATGCAGAGTGACACTGCCACAATAGCTTTGCCGCCGAAGCTGATCCCTGTGTTCCTAGGGAGTGCTGACGTTAGAGGCGCATGGGGTGGCCGAGGTTCAGGCAAGACCCGGTCCTTCGCCAAGATGTCTGCTGTCAGAGCCCATATGTGGGACATGGAAGGCCGAGAGGGTTTGATCCTCTGTGGCCGCGAGTTCATGAACAGCCTTGAGGACAGTTCCCTAGAGGAAATCAAGGCAGCAATCCGCGATGAACCCTGGCTTTCTCCGCATTTCGACATTGGCGAGAAATACATCAAGACAGCTAGCGGGCGCATTCATTACACCTTCTCTGGCCTTGATCGTAACATCGACAGCATCAAGTCCAAGTCGCGCATTCTCCTGTGCTGGGTAGATGAGGCTGAGCCGGTAGGTGAAGAGGCTTGGGTAAAGCTCATCCCGACGCTGCGTGAGGAAGACAGCGAGCTATGGGTAACCTGGAACCGGGAGCGCGAGACCAGCGCCACCAACAAGCGCTTCGGCAATTCCAGCGATCCTCGGTACAAGATCATAGAACTGAACTGGCGCGATAACCCCCGGTTCCCGGCCATTCTTGATCGTCAAAGGCTCAGGGATAAAGAGGAGCGCCCCGAGCAGTACGAACATATCTGGGAAGGTGGATTCAAGTCGGCTGTTGAGGGTGCTTACTACGCGCAAGCGCTGACAATCGCCAAGGAAACCGGGCGAATCACGAGCTTGGCCGTTGATCCTCTCATAACCATCAGAGCCTATTGGGATATCGGCGGAACAGGCGCAAAGGCAGACGCTACGGCCATCTGGGTTGTGCAGTTTATCGGCCAGCGCATTAACGTCCTAGACTACTACGAAGCCAAGGGCCAGCCGCTTGCAGCCCATCTAGCATGGCTAAGGAAGCGTGGCTATCAGGACGCCTATTGTATCTTGCCGCATGATGGAGCAAGCGCTGAGAAGGTCATAAGCGTAACCTACGAAAGCTCCATACAGGCTGCGGGTTTCGAGACCAAGACAATACCAAACCAAGGCGCTGGCGCTGCCTCTATGCGCGTCGAAGCCCTGCGCAATCTGTTCCCCCGCCTCTGGTTCGATGACAAGAACACTCAGCCCGGACGCCTGGCACTAGGCTGGTATCACGAGAAACAGGACGAGAAGCGCGGCATTGGGCTAGGGCCTGAGCATGATTGGTGCCTTGCGGCTGGAACGCAGGTGTTAACGCCCGATGGCTGGCAATCTGTTGAGACTGTCGCTGTGCATGATCAAGTCTTGACACCGGCTGGTGTGAGGGCCATTCTTCGCTCTGGCATTGTCAGAGAGACCAGCAAATGGACGAACATCAAGGGCATCAAGTGCACTCCGGAACACCGGTTTTTTACGAGCCGGGGACTGGTGGAAGCGGGCGAACTGTCACCGCAGGACGTGCTTTGGACCCGAGGTTCCTTGGGCCTGAGCATCCTCGCGTCTTTGTCTGCGACGTTCCGTTTAGGCTTAAAGACCGCTATTATCTCGGCAACCCCAGAGGCCAAAGCCGGGGCAACCGTTACTCCGTCCTCCTTCACCGCGTGGTCTATGCGGCTGTGCATGGTAGCATTCCGGAAGGCCATGAAGTCCATCACATCGACGGCAATACGTTCAACAACCATCCCGACAACCTTGGCGTTCTCCCGCGCTTCCAGCACCGAAGCCTCCACAAGTCCGAGCCTCGATACACTTGTGTCTGCCGTGTTTGCGGTAAGGAGTTCGGCTGCTATCAGCCATTCGGCTCAAGGTGCAGCAAGGAATGCAGGCGAGCCGACCATGCGCGGGTTGAACGAGAACGCAGAGCCCGCGTACAACCTGACCGTTGAGACTGACGAGTGCTATTTTGTGCGCGGCAACGATGGTAAGGCTTACTTGGTGTCCAACTCGTCTCACGGCGCTGATGCTGGCGGACTAATGGCTATCGACTACGAAGAGCCAACGAATGTCCTCATGCCGCAGGTCGGTGCCTTCGCTGCGTAGAATGAAACTATCGTCTGGTGCATTGAACGAGCGGCCCATGTGGGCGAAAAGACGGGGTTGATAGAAATGGATTTGCGCAATGCCTGACCTTAACCTCTCCCAAGCCGACTTCATCAGGGCCGCTAAAGGCGAAGATACCCAGATCATGCTAACGCTGACCAATGTCTACCAGCGCATGCTAAAGCTGCCCGAGGGTGACACGCGAGAGCGCTTGGCTCAGGTCTATGGCTACCTCCGCAATGAGATCGCGCTATTGAGCGGCAAGAGCCAGCCTGACGTACAGCAGACGTTTGAGCGCATCGCAGCGCAGGACAAATGAATGCGGATTGACCAGTGCGACGGCAAAGAGCCATTTGCATCAAAGCTGCTGGCTGACAAGGTTGCCGGTCGCAATCGGCGGAAGGATCGTGGCCGCAGAACCTACAAATGCCCTCACTGCCGCCAATGGCATCTGAGCGGCACGTCAGGTAGGCTCAAGAAGATCGCCCGCGCGTATCTGGTCAAGGAAGATGAGGACTGGACGTTTGTGGAGCGTGGCGACGTTAGGGCATTAGCCGAGTACGTGTGGTCGCATGTGGATTGACGGCCAGCAAATCAGCCGTGACGAGGTAGAGCCAGACCTTGCCGCCGCATATCCTCTCCTAAGCCACTTCATTGCCAAGGTATCAGAGGTTAACGGCAGGATACGGATTGAGGTAGTTTCACCGAACAATCAGCCGCTATTGCTTGCAAACGGTTCCCGCCCGGTCTATTGGTCACTCAAGACGGACGCAGACGTGCTTCCGCAGGTTGAGGGCTTTGCGGCTTAATGGCTCAAGACGACAACTCCAAAGTTATCGAGATGGACTTGCGCAGTCCTCCCCGCCCTAACAAGGGCGAGCATGGCCTTGTCTACGATAGTCTGTCTGTTCGTCTTGAACAGGCGTGCATCCCAGACCCTAATTCCGGCTGCTGGCACTGGGTCGGAGCAGTTGATGCCAATGGATACGGCTGGGCCTCCGTGGCTGAGTACCCCAAGATAAAACACGCTCACCGCCTTTCGTACATCGCCCACAAAGGGCCGATTCCGGAGGGCGGCTATATCCTTCACTCATGCGACGAGCCGTCCTGCATAAACCCAGACCATCTCCGCGTCGGGTCTCATCGAGACAACCAGAACGACAGGGTGAAGCGTAATCGCTCGCTGGGACCGCGTTCCTTGTCGGCGGATGAGATCGAGTGGGCTCGGCGTGTCTGCGGTCCTTACGGCAAGGGCGGAGAAATGAACTACACCAAGGCCGCCGCCAAGTTGGGCGTTCATCCTGTTACCTTGCGCCGCGTCTTGAAAAAGGGCTATGTCCCGACAACCCTAGAGCCTCTGGTGTTCAAGCGTCATGGCTGAAGACGATAATTCAAAAGTCATTGAGAGCAGCGATTTGGGCGCAATTGTCTCCGGTGAGATTGCTTCCGGTCGCGCCTACCAGGAATCAGAGATAGACGGCCAGCGTGAGACGGCGCTGAACTACTTCGCTGGTCGCATGCCCGACATTCCGTCCCTGCCCAATCGATCCCGCCAGATCAGCCGCGACGTTGCAGACGTTATCGCTTGGCTCAAACCCGGCCTCATCCGTACCTTCGTCAGCGAGAAGATGGTTGAGTACGAAGCTTTGGGCGAAGAGAACGAACAGTGGGCTCGTGACGCCTCCGAGTTCATGAACTATGACTTCCTGCGCAGGAACAAAGGCTATCGCATCGTATCGACTGCCATTGATGATGCACTCAAGCTCAAGTTCGCCATTCTCTCTAGCTGGTGGAAAGCCCCCGAGACCAAGCGCGAGACGCTCAAGGGCCTGACGCTAGATCAAATCGCCATGCTTGACCCAGAGAAGGTCAAGAAGATCGTCAGCCAGAAGCCAGCCGATCCCATCCTTGCCGTTGATGAGTTTGGGCAGGAGATCGAGGTTCCGGCTTGGGATGTTCGGGTAGAGTTTGAATCGAAGCCCGGTCGCATCGTTGACGAAGCCTGCAAGCCAGAGAACTTCTACTATGACGGGACGCGAGCCGAGAGCATCGAAACCGCCCGCTTCTGCGGCTACTACTACGATACCATCACCCGTTCCGACTTGATGGAAATGGCCGATGAGTATGGCTTCGATACCGAACTGATCGAAAAGCTGCCCGCCTATGGCGAGGATACGAACAACCCCGTCACGCTCGCTCGCTACCAGAACACGGTCCAGGACTGGTCCAGCACCGTCAAGTCCGGTGATATCGTTGGGCTCTATCGCCACTTTACCAAGGCTGATGTTGATGGCGACGGTATCGCAGAGCAGCTAGAGGTCTGGTATTCCGGCAGTCATGTGCTGGCATGGTCCGTCTGGGACGATGACATTCCGTACACCCTTGTTCCCTGCTACCCAGAGGCGCACAGGCTTGAGGGCGAGTCTGCCGCTGATCGCATGATCGACATTCAGCGCGTCAAGACAGTCGCTATCCGCAATGTCTATGACAACATGTATGCGATGGCCAACCCGCAGCAGGAAGTGGATGTTGGCTCCGTCCTGAACCCAGATGTGCTGACCAACAAGACGCTGGGCGGCATCATCTGGAAGAAGGTTGGGTCAAAGCCGATCGTCTGGCAGAACGTCCCCAACTACACGTCCGACATTCTCAATATGCTGCCGTACTTCGATGAGGTAACGGCCAAGCGCGTTGGCGTTAGCCGCACCACGATGGCGTTGGACCCTGACACGCTTCAGAACCAGACGGCCACGGCCAGCAATAACCAGCAGTCAGCCGCCTATAGCCAGATTGAGCTAATCGCCCGTGATATGGCCGAGTTCGGGTTTGCTGACTTCTTTGCCAAGCGCCTCCGCCTGAGCATCAAATACTACCAAGTGCCGCAGATGATCCCCTCCAAGATGGATGGCGAGAAGTACCGCGAGGTTAACCCGAGCCAGTGGCCGGATGACATGCCGGTGAACATCAACGTTGGCTTAGGGACTGGCTCCCGTGACCGCGATATGTCCATGCTCAACACGATCATGGGCGCACAGAACGGCATGGCGCAGCAATTGGCGGGTGCTGGCATGGCGACGAAGGCCATCGAGTTCATCCCAAAGATTCGCAAGGCGGCTGTGGAGTTGACTGAGGCCGCAGGCATCAGGAACCCCGAGAGCTACTGGCCTGCGTTCAGCGAAGACGATGTGAAGGCCGCTATCGACGCCGCTTCCCAGCCCAAGCCTAACCCGATTGCAGAGGCTGAGCAGGCAAAGGCTCAGGCCCAGATGCAGATCGAACAGACCAAGGGCCAGATACAAATCCAGGTCAAGCAGATCGACGCCCAGGTTTCCCAGCAGGAATCGCAGGCCAAGGCCGAGGTGGAGATCGTCAAGAACAAGGCTCAGCTTGAGGGCGACCTTGCCGCCACTCAGGCTACGCTCCAAAGTCAGATGGCGCTTGAGACGCTCAAGCAGGATCGTGAGGACCAGCGCTTCTATGCCAAGCTCCAGAGCGAGAATGCCATTGCTATGGCAGAGATGAACAACCGGCTCACACTTGAGCGGGAAAAGATGACAATCGCTGCAAATACGACTATGTTCAACGCCATGCAGAAGTCAGAGGCTAACGAGGCAATGGATGCTGACTGAGATTGACGTTCATCGCGCCAGAGAGGCCGACAGGCTTTTGAACCACGAGCCGCTGCTAACGGAGGCAATCGCAGCGCTCAAACAGCGGACGCTGGAAGCACTGGGTGGAGTTGACCCGGACAATGCCAGCCAAATCCGCTCACTACAGGCAGTCGTTCTTGCCTGTGAAGGAATACCGATTGAGCTTGCCCAGATCATCGCCGCTGGCGGTGGCATGCAGGCTCAGCCGGTCCCGCAGCCCGAGTAATCGACCGCTGCGTTTATACCCGCTGTGAAGCGGCAAAGCCCAGAGCGTCCTAACCCCCTTGGATGCCGAGATGGAGACTAATATGGCCGAACAGGCTACTACTGTTACGAACGATCAGCCGACAGGCCCCGTTCCTGACGCCCTTACCGCTCGCGAGGGCGATGAGGCACTTGCCGCATTCTTCGGCCCGGACGATACGGACCCCGATGAGAATGAGAATGGCAATACCCCCGACGCTGGCAACCCGGACGATCCTACGGTTGGCGATCCTGAGCAGGACGTTGACCCGGAAGACCCCGAACAGCCGGTAGACGCTGAAGACCCCGAGGTTGATCCAGAGGAATCCGAAGCTACGCCCGACAACGCCGGTCGATTTGTGGCAGACACTGCCAAAGTCAACTTCAACGGCAAGACGATCAGCGTAGCAGAACTCAAAGAGTTCGCGGATAACCGCTCCAAGGAGTTTTAGCGCGACTATACCGCCAAGACCATGGAACTCTCAGAACGCGCCAAAGCGTATGAGGCCCGTGAGGCGGAGTTTAGTCAGTCTCAAGAACGTGTGGCTAAAGAACGTGAGTTCATTCGGTACTATGCGGAAAACTACGTCCCGCAGGAACCGGCTGAGCCCACCGTTGATGCTTCCGTTGATCCTGTCGCGTGGTCTGTCTACTCGCAGGAAAAGAACCGTTACGACCGCATGGTTGCCGATTGGCAGCAGGCCCGGATCGTAGCGGAGGAAGCCCAGAAGATTGATGCAGAACAGGCACAGCAGGCCAAGCAGCAGCAGCTACGTACTGAGCATGAGAAACTCGTTTCGCGTTTCCCGGTGCTCAAGGACAAGGCTAAGCACGAAGCCTTCTGGAGTGGCCTTGCGACCGATGCGGAGAAGTTCTTCGGCATTCCGCAGGGCAGCGTGAAAGCGCTCGACAACGCAGACATGGTTTACATTCTTCACAAGGCTGTAAAGCAGATGCGTATCGAAGCCGGTTCGGCAACGGTCAAGAAGGAAGTTACCGGGAAACCCCCGCTGGTTAACGGTTCAGGCCGTCGCCAGAGCCCCGGTGCTGCTCAACAGCGTTCGCATGCCGCCAATGTCCAGAGACTTCGTGAAACCGGGAGCAACGCCGCTGGCGAAGCTGCCATCCTCAAATTTCTCGGAGAATAACTGACATGGCCTCGCCTATTGTCAATACCTACGAGACCTACGACGCCCGTGGCAACCGCGAAGAACTGGCTGATATCATCTCGATGATCACGCCGGAAGAAACGCCGTTTATCAGCGCCATCGGTGACCGTAAGGTCGATTCCGTCCATCCTGAATGGCAGACGGACACTCTCGCTACCCCTGACACCACCAACAACCGCCCGGAAGGTTCCGACTGGACCTATCAGGCGATTACCCCGACGACCCGTGTGGGCAACTACACGCAGATTTCCGATAAGCGCATCATCATCTCGGCCACTCAAGAAGTGGTCAACAAGGCTGGTCGCCGTTCGGAACTCGCGCGGGAAACCCGCAAGAAGGGCGTTGAGCTTCGCACTGACCAGGAAGTCATTGCCCTGAGCAATCAGGCTTCGTCTGCCGGTTCTGGCGATGGCGCGACCAACCGCACCACTGGCGGTCTTCGTGCGTGGATTGCCACTAACGACGACCTCGGTGCGACTGGTGCGTCTGGCGGCTTCAACTCTGGTACTGGCGTCGTTGACGCTGCCACCAACGGCAACCAGCGGGCGTTCACCAAGACGATCATGGATACTGTTATCGCCTCCACCTATACGGCGGGCGGCAACGTCAACATGATCATGGGCTCGCCCTATGTGAAGCGCGTGTTCTCGACTTTCATGAGCGATGCCGACGTTGCTACCCAGCGTTACGTCACTCCGAAGTCGGGTCAGACCAAGATCGTTGGTGCTGCCGATACGTATGAGTCAGACTTTGGCGAGATGTCCTTCGTGGTCAATCGTCAGATGGCTCGCGCCGGTG